TGCCGGCGCCTCGGTCTTTGCCTCGGCCGCGATCGACGGCTCCTCGGTAGGCTCTTCGGCGCGCGCCTCGATTATCGATGATGGCGCCGGCTCCTCGGACGGCTTTGGCGCGGATCTTGGCACGGCGGCCACGACCGGCACGATTGGCGCGCCCGCCCAGCCGGTATGGTCGCTCAGGAACTTGAACGCGGTATCGAGGTCGCAGTCGTTGGCCGCCATCACGAGGTCGAGCGGGGTGTAGGTGAAGCCGTCGCCGCCGTTGCGGCCGTCGCCGAAATCCTTGATGCCGGTCGGATGGATGGAAAGATTGCGCCTACGCAGCTTGAGCTCGCGGCCGGTCGATGATTCGCGCCAGTGCGCGACCGCCTCGTATCCGCCGCGCGCTGGGCGGCAGTTATAGAGCCCAAGCTTGGGCACCCAGCAATCGAGCCGTGCCAGGGCGAGGTTATTAAGATCTCGATGCGGGGTATCGGCATCGGCGTCGAAACTGGCGCCGCCATTGCCTTGTATCGGCTCCGGCCGCCATCCGAACGGTATGAGCACGACGTCGATGTTGCCGATCGTGTCGGCGGAAAGGAACGGGAGCTCGTCAGGATCGTAGATGTCGAGCGAGTCGCCGACCCACCGGTAAGGCGCACCAGTGTCGGGATGGGTGGTTGGCGGCAGCACGGTCTGCCGGCCGTCAGCGATCAGGTCGCAAACCCGCTTGCCATTGATGTTCCACGAACGTGACGCGGTAATGTCGGGGCCGTAATAGAATGCGGTCTCGCCCTTTGCGCCGACCTTCTTGACCGGCGTCGCCGGCAACACTTTCACGATCGCGGTCTTGATGGCGAAGTCGTCGGTGTCGATATCGACCGCGACCATGCCGTGCGATGCCTTGCCGCCGACCACGCCAATACCGGAGTCGCCATTGCCTCACAAATTGTGATCCATGTAATTTGGCTGTCGGCCGTGCAGATAACGTCCTTGCCAGTTTATCAGTCCTATCCGCAGGCCGGCACAACAGTACCCCGGTGCTTTGCTGCCGGGCATGATCGGGACGGTGGCATAACCACGCTCAACCAGCGGCTCAGCGCATTGCTCATACGGTCCCATGACACGCACCAAAGGTTTTGCCTACCATTTCAAAAGGGGGGCTCATTGTTGGTGAGTTTTTGGCGCAAAGCCTGCTCATATCCGGTCAGCATTCGGAATAGGAATTCGCGCCATTCCTCGCGGCTGAGCAACTGAAGATCAGTCTTGCCGATCTCATCGAGATAGCCGCCGGCGCTGCGGCCGGCTTCGAGCATTGCGCCCAGCTCGTATTCGTCAAACTGCTCGGCCGACATGGCGTAGAACCTCCGTGCCAGGGCGTGACATTGATTGCGATTGCACAGCCAGACGATATTGCGCATCCGATGCGGTTGAGGTGCATAGCCGATCCACCACGCACGGCGTCGGCAGACTGCACATGCAGTCGGCGTTTTGGTCGCATAACGGATGATGGCGGGGTGCACTAATAGGTCACCTCGTCGTCGATCACAGGTTTAGGCAAGGAACGCCAATCACGGCGCAGATTCACGTCATAGTCGATGCCGTCGATGCGACGGCCGATGATCTTCCAATACCTGCCGTCCGGTGCGACCCGGATATGCGACGGCCAAGGCAGCTCATCTTCGCGTGTTAAGGCTTCTTCGACGGTGCTTGGAACACTGGTGCCGGCCAATGCTCGCCACCACTGCTCAGCTTTTGCACGAGGATAACCAGCATGCTCGAAGCAGATCCATTCATTGAATGTATCGAGTCCGCACTGGTAGGAAACGCGCAGTGAGGGTGTTTCCTTGATATGTTTGCAATAGGTAACATCCTCGACTTCGAGCCAGTCGGATTGCTTGCGTTGGCTGCTGAGAATTGCCGCAGTGTCGGCGCGCGCTTCGTGCTCGGCTTCTCGACGCGGAAAGGTGTGGCCGCAATGCGGGCACTCGCCGACACCTGCCATGACGATTTCCCGGCATGACGGGCATACCTTGGTCTGCGCCTCACCGTCCTTGCCGTTGCCCTTGATCTGAATTCGGACATCATCGACCGGGCCGAAGCGCCGGACATTGCCGGCGAAGTCCAGCACCCGGCAATCGTGTTTGCCGTCCGCCTTGCGGGTGCCGCGGCCGACCTGTTGCACATACAACCCCGCGCTGCAGGTCGGCCGCAGCATGGCAATGAGATCGACATGCGGGACGTTGAAGCCATACGAGAGGACCATCACGCTGACCAGACAAGTCAGCCGCCCGGCGCGAAAATCCTCGATGATCCGATCGCGCTCGTCGCTTGGAGTCTCGCCCAGCACCAGCTCGCAATCCACACCATGCGCGCACAGCGCATCACGCACCAGCTCGGCATGCTTGATACCGACGCAGTAGACGAGCCAAGCACGGCGGTGTCCGAGATAGCCGGCGATCTCGTCGCAGGCGCGCTCGACCACGTCACCGCGGATTGCCGCCGCCTCGAGCTGATCGGTGATGAACTCGCCGCCGCGTTTGCCAACGCCGGAAACATCGATCGTCGCGGTGGTCGCCTTCGATGATAGCGGTGACAACCAACCATCGCGAATACCTTCAGATATACCGTACTCGTAAACGATGCTATCGAAGATACGGCTCTCGCCCTCGCACAGATGCCCGCTATCGAGACGATACGGCGTCGCTGTCAGTCCAATAACCCGCAGGTCGGACACCAGCCCACGCAGCGCCTCAATAGTGCTGCGGTACATCCCTTGTTCGGAATGCTTTATAAAATGCGCCTCATCAACGATGATTAGATCGCGGTGACCAATTGCCTGGGGATTGCGGTAGATTGAATTGACTAAGGCAAACAGGATTTGCGCGTCGGTATCGCGCTGGCCGAGGCCATCGCAGTTGATACCGATCGGCGCGTCGGGCCAAATCAACAGGAGCTCTTTAATATCCTGGTCGATCAGCTCGCGATTGGGCGCCGTGATCAGTACCCGCATTTTTGGATGATCGGCCAGTAATTGCTTGACCAGAAACGCGATGACCACCGACTTTCCTAGGCCGGTCGCCATTGCGATGAGTGGATTGCCGCCGCCGTTACGCCAGAAGACAAACAGGGCGCGCAGCGCTTCTTCTTGATACTGGCGCAGCAACAACATGGGGCAAACTCTTCATAAAGGAGACGGCCGCCGCTCCTGTCGGCGACCGTCAACAAGTCATTAGCTCCGCCACGGCGCATCACCTCGCACCGCTGCCGGCTTTGATGCGGAAGACGGTGCGGAAAACGACGGTGCGGGAGACTTGGGCGCCGCCGGCACAGCCTCCTCACGCGGCGGCGTAGCGGCTGTGCGTCCCCGTTTCGGTTGATAGTCCGGCGACTTTACCTGCGTGACGCAATTACGATCTGGATAGATGCCGTCCTTGTCCACTTTGATGCCGATGCGCGCCATCACCGGCTTGAACAGCATCACCTGGATATCGCGCGTCGGTCCCGTAACCCCGACGCTGTCGTAAATATCCTTCAGCAGCCGCTGTCCGATCTCGACCGCCTGCTGATTGACATTCTGTAGCGTGACATTCTGGTAGACCCGGCGGCCCTTGTGTTCGCTGCTTAGGATTTCGAACACCGCGAGCAGATAGGTGCCGTTGCCATTCTGGGCATGCTCGACGCTATTTTCGACTATCTGCGCCTGGTACCAGCCCGGCGGGATAGGCTTAAGATCCGTACCCTCATGCGTCGAGGGGTCGAAGATTTCCGGTAGTTCATCAAGGTTGTCAGTCATTGATCGTCTCCATCTGTTTGGGTGCCGCAGCAGGAGTTGCGCCCGCCTGCGGCTGCGGGAAGAACTTGCCCAGCGTGGACATGAAATCGAACTGTTGGGGGATACCGATGCGCTCGGGCATGCCGTAGCGGTTCTTCGCAACGAATGCCGGCCGTCCCTCGCAGTGCAGCCAGCGCGTCGAGCCGCCATCGGCACGCGCGCGCGTCTTGTTAAAACCCTGCTGCTCAGTCTTGATGGCGATATCGGTCGCCAAGAACCCGATCAGGTCGGCGCTGTCCTCGATCAACGCGCGCGCACGCTTGTGCAGCCGTAATTGATAGGACGTATAGCTTGCAACGCGCGGATCATTGACGCTTGCGATCTCGGAATGTGCGATCAGGACAATGATCATGCTGCGACTGCGACGCAGCCACTCGCAGCCGCGCAGAAGGTCGAGCCAGAAATTATCTGCTTCGACCCAACCCTTGCCATAACCGGGGCTCTCGACCGAGGCATAACCACGATCGGCGCATAGTGCTGCCAGGACCAGCGGTTCGAGCTTGTCGAGACTGTCGAAGACGGCGGTTTGGTATTCGTGGTTTTCCTTGCCGAGATGTTTGATGGCTTCAACAACGCTGACAAAATTTTCGCACAGGCCGAAAGTCTCAATCTCCAGTCCGCTCGGGCATCCGTCTTCAGTCTGGATAAAGACCGGCCGTGGAAAATTCCGCGCGAATGTCGTCTTGCCAATACCGGGCTGGCCGTGGACGACGATGATTGGCGGCAATTTTGCGGTGGTTCGGGTGATTTGCATTTGGAAATCCTCTCTAGATGTCAGTCTGGCTTGTTTTCGCGGAGCTGTCCGTCGACGATTTTGAACATGCTGCGCGTAATCATCTGGCCGATCTGCTCACCCTTATGCATAAACAAAAAATGACTTTTGCCTGGATGGTAATAGCTAGCCTGGAAGCCGATGGCACTCAGCTGGTCTTTGCCGTCCTGGGTCGTAGGATCGAGTCCTGGATAATCCTCGACATTGATAATCATCACGGAAGGATCGATTGGTTCTTGCATTGGACTGCTTCCTGTTCTCGACCTCGGCGGCGATCGGCCCATCCTGGTCATGACTCATTCCCCAGCAAGAGATCGAGCGCGGCTCCGAGCGGGCCAGAGGCGCGACCGCGTGAATCGCGACAGAGCGCGCGGCGGATTGCGTGCGGATGCGCGCCGTAATAAGGCTTAAGGTTGGCCAATCTGTCCAGGTTTGACCGATCCTTTTCCATGTCTTTCCGCGCCTTATTCCATGAATTGTGGAAAAGTGAACGCCATGTTTTCGGGCTAATTGATGTAGGCTTGCAGGCGATGCTCTGATTTCTATGATCTGTTGTTCTGTAAGCTTTGAACGCGGGTGGTATTTGCAAAATAAAAGGTTTTCCCTGTATCGACGATATTTGTCGGCGGCGTTATCAAGGCGGGAGCCGAGATACAGATGTTCTGGATTCACGCACAGTCTGTTGTCACAAGTGTGCAGAACGTGAAAGCCATCAGGAATTTGCCCGTGGAAGGCTTCAAACGAAAAGCGGTTAGCTCGCCACATCTTTCCTTTGAAGTTTAAGTGGGCATAGCCCTGAGCGTTGTGGCCTTGGAGCCAAAGCCAGCAACCGGAATTTGGCTCAGGAATTGATGCCTCTTCAATACGCTCTTGCGGCGAGAGAGAATTCGGCAGGCGCCGAATGTTGTGTTTATATTTCTTGTGCTTGGGCGAGGTCACGGCTGTGTCCTCGTGATGAAATCAATTGCAGCCCCGAGTGGGGTGTTTGGCCGGTCTCGACTGTCGCGTAAGAGTGCCCTTTGCAGCGTCTCTAATGGACAGCCGAATTGCAGCGCTAAGCTTGCGGCAACAGCAGAATCGCGAGCATTGTTGTCAGATTGACTAGCTGACTTTGTGTTCTGTAAGAAAATCTCGGCTAGGCGGCCATCCTCGAACCAGCCCGCGGTCGCGGTGTAGCGCAGGCCATTGACCTCGACCTCGAATGTCTCGGCTGCGCGTCGGTTCGGGGGGCGTTCGCGATTCATGACGTTCTCGAGAGGCTTGAACAAAGTTCTTCCGTGGCCGCTGCGCGGCAGTAGTCCGATAGTCGCGGAAACTCGACTTAACGGGACGGCGGGGGGCGGGGCCCCTGGCCCCTGTGGGCGAGCGACATGTTCATTGCGCGCCCTCCACTGCACCTGGCGCCTCCGACTTCTCGGTCGTGGCGCTGATCGCTTTGTCCTGCAGCGGCAAGGCCCTTGCCGTGGGTTTCCGCCCGCCCGTTGCCGATGGTGCAGTCTGTCCGTCAAGAAAGGCGCGGATTGCCAGCCGTATCACCGCGGACGCGCTGCGTTCTTGTCGCCGCGCCGCGGCGTGAAGAGCGTCCCGCATTCGCTCATCGGTTTGAAAGTTGATTGTGCAGGCCGGGCTATAGGTCGAGCTTCGCGGCATCCAGCAAATCCGACTGTTGGGCTGGCACTGTCAGAGATTGTTGGTCAGCGCCAAGCGTTAAGCCAAAACTTATGGGAGCGCGCGGGAGGAAAACAATAGCCAAAAACTGGTGAGAAACTGGGGAGAAACTGGTGAGAAACTGGGGAGAAACCGGCGAGAAGCCGGTCAAACGGTTTTTTCCCTGTGCCTGTTCCACAACGGCCGCACATGATATTCGATCCTGTCAGCCTTCATTACCTCGCCGGTCTTCTTGGTGCGATGCCTCCCGTGAACTTCAAGCCACTCGTGAAGCTCTTGAGCAAACGCCGTCAGGTTTTCCGCTTGGGTCCGGTTGTTCTTTAGCCGCCAGCTGGCCTCTTCATACACCATGTCGCGGTCGGTGGGGCGGCCGCCAGGCTGCCGCTGGACTTGCGGCGGGGCGGCAGGTGGAGCCGGCGCAGGCTCGAGCGTAACCCGGGCCGGAGCAGGCGATGACGTCTCTGGTGGGGGCGAGGCTGCTTCGTGCTCGGTGATCGGTGCTTCCGTATTCGCCGTGGGTCGCAGCGGCTCTGTAGGTGGAGTCGGCTCAGACTCGACAGGCGAGGCTGGCTCATCAGGCATTAACTGCTCGGTGTGCGCCGCCGGCTCGGACTCGGCGACCGGCGCTTTCGTATTCGCCACGGGAGTCGATGCATCCCCGGCAGGGGCAGGCGCGGGAAATGCGCGTTTGAGCCAGTCCGAGTTGCACTCAACGTCTGGCCACCTGACGGCTTCTACAAACTCGCGCATTATCGCAGCTTGTATGTCTGATGCCGCCCCTGGCAACGGTCGAAATAAGTCGAGTAAATCTACGTAGCGGTCACCCCATAGGATGCGAAATTTGTCGATCGGCCAGCTCCTGGCTGCTCCTAGAATTTTGACTCTGTACAGCTCTTTGTACACCTCTTTTTTCAGTTCGTTCAAGGCTCCCTCGCTTTTAAGATGCATCTCAGGAGCATTGGCGAGTTGCTCGGCATCGCGCGGTGGCATTTCGGTTCTTTGGCTGATCCAGACAAGCATTTGAGCGAGCGACCGCCAGCGGTCGCGTCCGGTTATGCTATTATTGTCGTCGCCGCGAACCATGGGGGTTCTCCATGGGATCGATGGCGCAACAAAAGCCGACTGCGGTCGGCTTCCCTGGCGCGGCTGATCCCGCGCCAGGGGCACCTTTATGTCGATCGCATCATAAGCCGCGCATTATGACCACTCACGCGGAAACGAGCGCCCTATCGGCCGCGGTCGAGCTCCGCGAGGTACTCGACGCGTTTGACATCACACAGTGCCGCATCGCTCGGCTGTTCGGCGTCGCCCCGAGAAGCATTCGACGCTGGCGACGCGGCGATCGCCACATCCCGCACGGCATCTGCATTTTGCTCCGCCTGCTGGATATGGGGGCGATAACGGTTGCCCAGGTTGAAGAAGCCGCCGCCTCTATTCCCGCCCGGACAAACGGCAGCAGCAAACCCGAGCCGCCGGCTCCTCGCCCCGTCGAGCCGGCACCGGAAACCCCCGCCGACCCGGGCCCGGCCATCGCCACCACTGCCGCAAAAGTCTATAGGCTCGCTGCGGGAACCTGCCGCTGGCCGTGCGGCGATCCTCGGCGTCCAGATTTTTATTTTTGCGCCCGCCCGGCGGTTAAGGGGTCTTATTGCGAGAAGCACGGCACCATGGCCCATATGCATGACACGATGGAGCGTCAGGCGAGCCGCCGCCCCGAGCAGCCCGTCAGAATGGTCGGGATAGCCAGCCGGGGTGAACTTCATCGCGCATTTTCCGCTGCGGCTTCGCTCTGATTTCGCCGGTCACTTTGCCTTGACAATCTTTGCCTGCGCGACGAGACCGCATTCGACAATTTCGCTGCCTTTTAGTTTACCTTGCAACATGACGAACACGGCGTCCGCACCATTAGCGCTGATGGTGCTTTTGGCTTTGCGCAAGCTTTTTGCTGAGATGCTCGCGGCATACCGCAGGCCATCGCAACCCACGGCAAGCTCGACCCGTTCCTGATTTGGCGCGGGCAGCATAGCGACTGCGGCTGGGTCGAGCGGAATTGACACTTTTATAGCGCGCGCGGTTACAGAGAGCTTAGTCATGCTGGTTTTCTCCCGGAAAACGGATCGCACTTTCGGCTCGGGGTATTGAAAATGATTGCTTACGGGCGCCCGCCAGGCGCGAATTGTCGGCGACCTGGTTCTTGGTGTCTTCTTCTTCGGCAGCTTGGCGCCCGACTCGTCAAGGGCGCGCGCCATGACGCGCTCGACCTGCTCAATGGCGCGGTGGATATCGCGCGTCATCGCCGGGCCGCTTTGATTGCTTCGAGAAATGTCGAGATCTCGGCGGCAATCTGTTCGTCGACTGCTCTCTCGCTCCTTGCTCAATTCGGACTATCTCGTCCTCAGGCAGGCCCATGATTCGGCACCTTTCTCGAAATAGTTCATCAACATGTGCCTCTATTGCATCGCGACTGGCTGCATCGGCGTGCCGCATCACTTTTAAATAGGCGATTAACTCAATGTTATTTTGCTCAAGTTCAGCGTTGATTTGCTCAAGCTTACGCTCGGCGTCCATTTCTATCTCCCTCGTTGCGGCTTGCGGAACTCCACCCGAGTTTTCAGATCGGGCCGCTTCTCCCGTGCAGAGGCTGCGCGCGTGTGGCGGATCAGTTTCATCATGGTTTTTCCAGCCATACCAGCAGGGCCATGTCTGCGAAGATTTCCCACAACTCCCGCTCGTTCCGATTGGCTGCGGTCTGCGCGGTGAGATGCAAAGTATTTTGCAGCATTGAAAGCCGCTTGGGTTTTGCCGTCGCGAATACGTGCTTTATCTTTTCAACGTGTGGCAACGCTTGATCCATAAATGCTGAATTGTTGATGTTCCCCGGCGATGCCTGCAGCAGATAGCGTTCGATGGCGCGCGCCAAATCCGCCAGCGCTTCCTGCTCTTTGATCGAATGGTGCTGCCAGCGGATTTGCCGCCGTCGGCGATGATATAGATTTGCGACCTCGCTCATCGCAGCTTGTCTCGCTCTTCGAGGCGATCGTAATTGGCTTGTGCCAGGGCTTTGGCCTCCTTTGCCGTGGCGCTCGCGCCGAGCTGCTGTCGCTTGCCGCTCTTGCCCCATGACAGGCGACTCGCGTTCCAGTCGCCGTTAAACGCCACGGTTCCGACGACGCAGGCGCTAGCGATTGTCATCGCGCTCGCTCCGAGATTTCACCCGCGCGCGAGCACGTTCTTCGATAATTGGCATCGGTTCCCGAGTGAGATGTTGCAGCAGGAGTGTCGCCGCTTGTCCGCCCTTCGTTTTCACGGCCTCTTCGCCGCCCGCGGCATAAGCCGACACCACTTCCCACATTTCCGCGAATTGCTGCCCCTGTGTCCTTGGATCGAACCGGAAATACGTGCCGCCTGAGATCCTGGCCAAATGCTGGAGCTTACGCGCAGTGAAGGGGTCATCACCCAGCTGCATTAAGAATACTCGTGTTCCTGCGCGACGCAGCCGGTTGGCGGAGATTGCTGCTTCAGTAAGACCGTCCTCGCTATCGTGGAACGCATCGCCGACGATGATCACCGCGCGCAATGGTCGGTCTTTGGCTTCCTTCTCGGCCTGCACCAGCACATCGCGAATATTGACAAAGCAGCCGCAGTTGCATTCGGCCCGATCGATGAGGTCCGCCATGTCATCGGGATCGGTGATCCACCGCGTCGTGATCCGGCAGCGGCGCACCCCGGCGGCGTCATCGGGGCCGTAAAAGGCGAACTTCAGTTCCAGGTTTGAGGCTGCATTGAATAGCTCTCGCTGCAAGACCTTGGCGCGTCCCCAGCCAGCTTGCGCATGGCTGGCAAGGCCGAGGATGACGCGCGGGGTGCCTGGCGCGGTCTTCTCGCTTTCTGCACCCAACATGCGCCCGATCGCGTCCGTCATCAGCTCGCCCTTGAGACGGGAGGTCGCGTCCTTCGCAGCACTAGCTTGCTTCGTGTTGCCGTCGAACCGGTTCGCTTCGCTAAGCCCTTGGCCATATTCGATTTCTCCTTGCGTCCTAACAGCCCTAACGCCCTAACAGCAGAATCTTAAACGCAGTTTTTTCTCGGTTCTCAATTCCGCTGTTAGGGCGTTAGAGCTGTTAGGGCTGCTCGCGACAGCACGTAGAACCGCTCCACTTTGCCGATCACTTGCTCGGCTTTCGACGCGCTACCTTCGTCGGCAATCAGCACGCCGCGCTGCTGGAAATGCCGCGCGATCTCGCCGGGATCAAAGCCGTTGCAATAGCGGCGCCACGCCTCAGTACGGACCAGGATGCGGTCAGGTTTGACGAACCCGTCGTAAGGCTCAGGTGTGCGCGCCTTAAACTCATCAGCCTCGCTGACCGGCGTCCATTTGCCACTGCTCCTGTGAATGTGGATGAAACGATCGCCAAGACCGGACACGAGCTCGCGCTCAACCTGGCGTGCGGCCCGCACGACTTCGCCGGCAGTATCGAGGTTGCCGCGCTGCGCCACCCAGCGGCCCATACAAGCGGCGACGCCTGCATCAGCTTCCTCGATAGTCCAGGGCAATAAGCCCGCCGTGACCGCCATGCGCAGGGCTGCGGCATGAAGGGCGAAGCGGTTTACGACCGCACGTACTTGCGGATGTGCCTTCACGGCGACAGCGAGGACCTCCGGCAGCGCGAGGAATGCCTCCCGGTGTTCATGAAGTTCAGCGATAATCCTGTCCGGGCCGATATCGACGAGATGCCGCTGCCAGTCTCGACCGACTGCGCCATGCTGGCGCTTCATGGCATCAAATAGGTGCTTGCCCTCGATGTGGATTTGCTCGCATGGGATTGTCTCGAACGCACTTCCCGGTTGCACTTCGGCAGGAACATCGACAAGCCGCTTCCGCGCTCCCTCCTGCAAACTCTTGCCAATGAATTCCGCCAGCGGTTTCTCGCCGGTCGAAAGCACGAGAACGGAGGCGTGCGCCGTTTCCCGCAGATGCCCACTCGAAGTGGCGCGCGGGCCTTTTGTGCCGCTGGCAACCTTGTAGATGACCATCTCCGCTGTGCGCGGATTGGCGAGAGTGATCTCGTCGAGCGGCAGCCCCAGATCGGTCCGAGCAAGCGCAAGTGCGTCAAAACCTGCAGCAGTGCCGCCCCATGACACGCCGAAAGTGTCATCGGAAGTTTCGTGCGGCCAGCCATAAATCGACTGGCCGACGTCCGATATCATCGTCTTCCCGATGGTCGACCGTCCGTACAGGTGGTTGCCGCCACCAGGCTCGCTCGCAAAATGCAACAATGGCGCAGCGAAGAACGTTGCGAACGATAGAGCCACGTTGGAATTGCCGCGCAACGGTGTGGCAATTTCGGTAGCCCATTCCGCCGCCGTACCTGCTATGTGCAGCCCGTGGCGGGTGGCGGCTCGATCCAACACAAAGCTCGTATCTCGCGGCATCGGCATATTCGCGGGCGTGATCACCTCATCCGGGCGCACGAAGATCCAATGCGATCCAACTGGAGCCCAGCCGACGCGCGGCATGCGGATAATTTCGCCCCGGGGCCTAAATCGAAGAAACCGCACAAGCGCCTTTTGCGCGATTGCACTCCCGACGATGTGGATGCCGGCCTTCATCAGCAAGCGAATGGCGGATGTGCCACCTCCGGCCAACAATTCTCGCGGGAGTTCGAAGGCGCTCTGGTTGCCGTTTCGCTCTGTGATAAGGAAGTGATGTCGCCAGCTTTGGCGCTCACTTTTTCGCTCGAAACCAAATCGATGCGACCAGGCCTTGCAATCGATGCGTTCCTTAGCGACGCGAATCCATCCGGCTGTCAACAACGCAAGT